AGAAAGGTAAATGCTAACCCAAACGATCCAACAATAGCAGATTCTTTTCGTTTATGGAACAAAGGTGGCGGAGTAATTCTCAAAGGTTTGGTTCGTCGTCGTGAGGCTGAAATTGAATTGTACTTTAAGAAATGAACACCGAACACGAAATAACATTGATACACGAACAGCTCCAGGATATGGACAAGAAGATTGACCGTATATACAACGTGTTGATTGGTGACGACGAAATGAAGATTGAAGGTCTTGTTAGCAAGGTGCAGAAGCACGACAAATATATTCAGAATCAACGTTTGCAGGTAGCTCGTTTGGGTGGTATTGCAACCGCTGCTGGTGTGGTTGGTGGTTTAATTGTTCAATTCGTATTGAAGTTTTTATGAAGGATAAGTTGAATGTGTGGCTTAAGGAATTGCTTACCTCTTCAACCAAAGTAAGTTCGAAACGAATTGTTGCTATATTTGTTACAATTAACTTAATCGTTTTGAGTTATGTTGCAACATTTACTTACTACGTTTGTCCTATTGCGATGTTTGACACACTCGCATTGCTCACAGGTGGTTTGTTTGGTGGAACAGTAATTGAACGATTCACAAAACAAAAAACAAATGGCACGACCAAAGAGCGAAGCACGGAAGATAGCAGCGGAGATTTGCAGTAAGTTTCCCGATGCTCCTTCTCATTCATTAGCTGAAAAACTATTTACTGAATATCCAGAAGCGTTTGATTCAGCCGAACACGCGCGAAACTACGTTCGAACCGTTCGTGGTAAAATTGGAAAAAGAAGTAGAACATCTAACTCACAAAAAGAATTGATTGACACTAAACAAAGACCTTCCAACCCGTACGCACTACCTAAGTCATACGCAAAAAAGCGTCGACACATTGAATTGAAAGGAACAAAGTTCTTAATGCTTTATGATATTCATATTCCCTACCAAGACAACGAGGCTTTGAGTCTTGCAATTAATGAAGGTATTCGTCAAGGGTGCGACGCAGTTGTTTTAGGTGGTGACGCTTTAGATTGTCATGAACTTTCGGACTTCGTTAAAGATCCACGCAAAAGAAAATTCAAAGAAGAATTGTACGCAATGCGTCAATTCGTAGATACATTGAGAAAGCAATTTCCAAAGGCTCACATTTACTACAAAGAAGGAAACCACGAAGAACGTTACTGGCGTTTTATGCGTGTGAAAGCTCCGCAATTAGTGGACATTGACGCGTTCGATTTTGCGTCGCTTTGTCATTTAGATAAACACAACATAACTTGGGTTGATGGAAAAAGCAAACTAAACATCGGTAAGTTGTCTATCTTTCACGGTCACGAGTTCGGAAAACAATTTATGCCTTCGGTAAACGTTGCTCGTGGTTTGTATATGAAGACCAAAGTTTCTTCGATGTGTGGACATCACCACCAGACAGCCGAACACAATGAGAGGGACGCGAATGGAAAATTCATAACCTGTTGGGGTGTAGCTTGTTTGAGTGAACTTTCGCCCGATTACAACCCCTATTCACGTTATAACCACGGATTTGCAATAGTCGACAAAGGCGCGAATGGTTCATTCAGCGTTCACAATTACCGCATACACGAAGGGAAAATCTTATGAGAAAGAATATACTCGCAATTGCTTTGTTGCTCATTGGAACAACTGCTATTTGGACGGTCATTTGTTGGAATTGGTGGGGACGCGATAAGTCAAAAGACGTTCACGTTGAAGTACAAAAGCAAGATAGCATTATAAACTACAACGCTGGAGAATACGACCGCTTACTACAAGAACAAATAGAACTTTATAAACAATTAAGAACTTATGAAGACGCTCAATCTAAAGCCAAAACCACCTATCAAAGAACTCGTGATATTGTTCTTGTTCGAGATACTATTACTCGCGTTGATGTTCTCCGTTTGGTGAACTCCTGCGATAGCGTAATTGCTTCAGATTCACTTGTAATTAACAACCTCAAAGAACAATTGAACATCGAAGGTGAAAAGGTAAACAACTTACAAGAAGTAATCGTTGCTTATGAACAGAAGGAAGACATCTTAACCGAAGAAATAAACACTCTAACTGCTGAAAAGAAAAAGTTAGACAAACAAAAAAAGCGCCGCACTGGCGCTCTCGTTGTTGCTTCGTCCGTCGCTATTTTGTCGACGTTTGTTCTTTCAATTTTACTTTAGATTCGGGAACGTAGAACTTCAAAGAGAACTCAATTGCTTCACTTAAAAATGTGTTGCGACTATTCTCACCTCGTTTCTCGTCAATCTCGTTCCACAAGTCTTTGTGTAGATAAACACATATTCCTTTTTTAGTTTTACTTTCTGGCATCTTCTTCAATTTTAAGTTTCTTCAAATAAAGTGCAAGGTCTAACGCTTCTTCGTAAGCGTGTTGCAACCATTCTGAGCGCGTTAAATCAGTTCGGTCTAACGTTGTTCCATAGGTCTCCATTCCCTTCGCTTCACGCGCTTCTAATTCGGCAATGACTTGCGTGAGTAGATTACTTTTCTTCATTCGGCTTACTCATCATTGAACCAATCATAAGCGCAAGATATATTTTCTCTTTGGCGTTTAAGTCTTTCCGTTGAGAAAGTTCCAGAAGAATATCTCCAAGAATCTTCCCTTGTTGGAAATAGTTCGCGAGTGAATTAACAATTTCACGTTCGCGGTCGTAAGTCATTTTCAAAGACTCGTATAGTGGTGTATTTTTCATTGTGCTAATATAGTCAACCTATGCTAACCGACAACATATTGTCCGTAACTTGGATTGAGTTCGAAATACATTCGCATCATTATCGCGTCGGCAACGTCTGGAGATATACCTTCGCGGTTCTTGATTACATCTTTCGGTGTGACCTGCAATTTACCGTCAACATCTGCGCGGTGTCGTTTAATCATTTCTAATTCACGAATGATTTGTTCTTTGCGCGTACTTGAAAGAATCGTTACTTTGTTTTCTTCGACGTACTGAGCAAGTTTGTAGTAACATTCGCTTTTTAAGTTTTGGTATTGTGGGTGCTTTGGTTTAGATCCGTTGACGAACCCGCGACATTTTAAGAAGTCAACCACACCACCACCAACACCGTCTTCGTCGCACACTACGTCTTGCAATAAAATTGAATGCTGTTGACAGATTAAGCGAACTTTGTTCACCACTTCGTCCAACGCTGCTCTATTCAACTCAATTATATTAATGATAGTTAGACCTTCCCATACAATAATAATCGTTCTATCCTTCCCAAAACGCGCAATGTCGGCTGTGATATACTTCTTGCCTTCATTGATTACTTCGTTTCGGAACATTCGAAGAAGATTCTCCGTTTGAAATAGTTTGTCGCTGTCGTCGTCGAACTCCCAATTGCCTTCTAAAAGACGTTTGCGGTCGTACTCTGGAAGTCTTCGCAACGATTCAATATAAGCAACAGGAAGGAAGGGGTTATCTTGCGGCAACGCTTGAACAAACGCTCGGTGTGAAGGTAGTTCGTTGCGGTTGTTCTTCATATAGAACTCGTTGTACAACCACCCCTTCGAAGGATTACACGACAAGAAGCCTTTGGGAATTAATCCGAACTCGTTCAACTTATAACGACAACGAGAGTGAACGATGTTCACGGCTTTCTCTGTTACCTCTGCTACCTCGTCTATAAAATAATCGGTAATTTCCAACGATCCAAGTGAATCGAAGTTCGGATTTGAAGGATAAGCGAACAGGTCTTTCAATACAATTTCACTTCCATTGAAGAACTTAATCACGTTCGTCTGTCCGTTGTAGGTGTAGTGTTTGTCAGCAACCAATCCAAACTCACGCGCTGTTTCAAAGAACGTGTTGAGAGTCGTCTTTTTAAGCGTGTCTAATTTGCTTCGTCCAATAAGCGAACGCGTTCCAGCGTACTTCAAACGACGTTGAATCTGCCACATACAACCGAACTTCGTCTTCCCACCACCTGCCGCACCACCGTATAACAACTGTTCAACTTGCGAATCGGTTGCCAGATAGTTCAACGCTTCAATTTGACGCGGCAGGTATTCGGGTTTGTAAGGTTGCATTAAAATAATTTTTGTTGAGCAACATGATTAGTAATTCTTTGCATTGCTTTGTCGTAGTATTCTTTGTCAAGTTCACAGGCGGTTAAGTCGAAGCCGTAGTCGTGGCACGCTATCGCGATTGAGCCACTACCTAAGTGGGTGTCGAGTATTTTATCGCCTTGTTTGGCGTAATTTTCTAAAAGATATTTATACAATGCTATTGGTTTTTGAGTTGGGTGTATATTTAAACCTTGCTTTAATTCAGCTTTCAATTTAGGAGCAAAGCCACTTTCATTACCTCTAGCATATTTAAAAATCAATAATTTTGTATTAAAACTCGACCAAGCCATTTCACCGTGAGAAAATGAAAAATTATATTGCATTTTGTCCCAAATTATCCAACTCATAACAGGTTTTAAATACTCTGTAAAGTAATTACCACCCCAAATAATTTGATTCTTTGAAACTCTAAAAAGTTCATTGAAGTATTCTTCTTTTGGTATTGCATTGTCCCAACTTCCTTTTTTATGTTCTTTAAAGCCATTTGCTTTACAATTAACACCGTTTTTAAAAGCGTTTTCATCTGCACCTATTCCATAAGGTGGGTCAACTATTGCTAAATCAAAGTAATTATCAGGGTAACGAGCCATGAGCTCCATGTTATCTTCGTTGGTTATATTTAACATTGCTTCGACAAATAAAGTTTGTAAAGTTCACGAAAGCCTTCAAACTGAATCGATTCTTTGAGTAGTTGACGCTTCCTATCACTCATTCGCTCAACCATTCCCTTCGAAAGTTGTTGTTCATTGAAGACTGTCTTTCGTGCCTTCGCTTTACAAAGGTTGTATTCTTCGTCTGTGAATGTTTCAGCTGTAATACGCTTACTTTCTTCTAACCACCGCATCATTGACACTCCTCGCAATTCTAAGGTCGTCATTTTGCCTTGTTTGAAGCTGTCAATATCTTCTTTCAACATTCTTCTCCAGCTGTCGTCATTCACCGCCATTTCGTTTTCTTTTATTAGTTCTGCTTTTTCCTCAATTGATTGCGCTATTTCACGCTGTATTTGTAGATTCGCTTTGTCGCGGTGTGGTTTGTAGTGCGTCAATACGTCGCCTATAAACGAAACGCTTAACGCTCCGAAGTGTTCGGTTTTCTTTGACAGTTCATTCGCTGCGTTCAACTCAAAAGCAAGGTTGAAATGTTCGAACGTAACCCACCGAAAGTGTTTTACAATGAACTCGTGAAGCATCTGGAGTAGTTGTGCTTCGGGTAACGCTATTCCGTACATAGCGCAGACCTTTGAGCATAACTTGACAAAAGTTGGCAAGTCGTAGTCGGCTACAAATGCGCTTTCTCTTTCTGCACGATCAACCCTTTGTGTAATTGTGAGCGTCTGCGTAGATGCGTTGCGCAGCGTCTGAATCGAATTTTCCATTTTTGATTTTTGTTTGTTGGTTTGTAGTTACAAAGGTAGATAAGTCCCACTTGCGAACGGCCGCCTTCCAATCTTTCATCGCGTTGCGTCCCACCTTCCAACCATTCGCCTCATAATGTGCATGAAATTTCTCGGTAAATTTAAGCGCGTCGTCGTTGCTTAATTTCTCGCAAGCATATTCGTAGATTTCGACAACCGTTGGTTTAACGAACGTAGTCTTCTTTTCTTTCGTCGTGACTGGAAGGTTTGCTTGTGGAACTGATAAGCGAATGAGAATGTCGTTTATCTTTTGGTCTTGTTCCTTTATTTGCGCTTCGAGTGTTTCAACTCGTTTCTTTAATTGTAGTATTAGCATCATTGTTTATTTTTTAATCAAACCAAAATTCTCCAGACGCTTTTGCAATCTGTTCTTTTTCCATTTGAAGTGCTTGTTTATATAAATCTTGAATAAGTTTATCGGTTAAATTTAAACTCTTATAGTTCTTTAACTTTTTGTAAAACCATTCAACAGCAGTTTGTTCTGTTTCCATAGTTATTCAATATTCGTCCCTTTCCATATCCGCGTCTTCCTCGCGTGTGCATTCGTAACAAAGACCTATTTCGTCTTCGAATAGTTCCTGAACATCTGAATCGTCCCAGTCACGATATTTTCTGTTTGTTCTTTTGATTTCTGAAATGCGTTCTTCAATTTGGTCTGAATCGCAATAACGGCAATAGTCGCTCATACATTTTTGATTTTAAGGTTTATTTTAATTTGGCTTTTCTTTTTGCTTCGAGTTGTTTTTGATGCTCCAAGTGTTCCACAAATTTAGTGAAAAATTTAATAGGTTTAGCATAACCCATCTCATTCATCAATCCACAGATTCTTTCAACCGTTGCTGCGTAAGTTTTGTCACACTCGATTTGCCACGTCGCCTGCTTGATTCCGTGCATAACAGTAGCGTGGTCTTTCGCGTAGTGCTTACCAATTGATTCGAAGGACTGAAAGTAACACGGACGGATCAAAAAGAAAATCATTTGTCGCGCGGTCACTATCTCGCGTTTCCTTGTTGGGGTGTAAAGCATTTGCGATTGAATACCCACAACGCTACAAACAACGTCTTCAAGTGCGCTCCAGAATATCTCACGCTCGTTTTCAAGTTCTTGTTGTTGTTTGATTTGTTCGGTTGAAAGGCGTTCGTATTTTGGCGTAAGCATTAACCAAAGCGTTTCAAATCTTTCCATGTGTGCAAAAGGAATCATATCTAC